CTACCAAATGCGAGTATGCATAGATATCAAGTTGACTATCAATGTCAACATGATTGTCGCTGGCTTTTCTTTGAAGCTTGGGACGATGAAGATGCAGCATGGCAAGCCAAAAACTGGACTATGTCCAACGGCTACCAGCTTATTGATGTAAAACCTTTACCAGAACCAGACACATGAAAAAGAAACGATATAACAAAGGCCGTTATTTTCCAAATAATGTAAGAGAAATACAAAATGCACCCGATCATTTATTTATTGGATTACCTTTTGATGAACTTCTAGATTGGAAAGTTAATGGCTATGAGTTACCTGATTCTGTTTTTTGTCTTATGCGGATAACAGATAAAGATACAAAATTGGTAACGGAAAGGTATTACAACACTCGACACTATGCAAAAAAAAGACTTGCGAAGTGCATACAACAAGGCTTTGAAGTGGTAATGGTATCCAATGATGGTATCTACTACATTGAGCCTAGAGACGTATTTATGGACTTTAATAATGATTAAAAAAACGACATATGAGCGTTTGTTACTAAGGACACTAGACCAAGTTAACAAACATACACAAAAAGAAACATTAATTAACTTAATGGAGAAACAGGTATCAGACGATACATTTTATTGTCGAAAAACAAAGATATAACAACAAGCGAAAATCATTATCACTTATATTGGCTGTGATTCCACCTAAATTCAGTAACTTATGTTTACAAATGAGATTATTTTCAATTGGATCTTTGTACATCGGTACAGATTCTGAAAGCTTTTTCGATTTATCCGTCCACGTAGGAAACTTCCGACTAGAATGGGGCGACCACATAAAGACTACGAATGAATCCATTAAGGAGACAAGTGACAGATGAAGAACTATCTAAAGTTCTTAAAGTATGTCAATTAATTCGTAGCCTTGAGCCAGTAGAAGCAAAAGTCAACGAACTTCCATTACAAACCTTGACCGTACTTATGTATGTAGCAAGCCATAACGGATGTCACAAACAAGCTATGGAAGAGGATTTATATATGGGTAAAGCGTCAGGCAGTAGAAATACTGATTGGTTAGCTAAATTTCACAGACTTGGCAGACCTGGTTTAAACCTAATTACCAAGGAGGTTGATCGCTCAGATAAACGAAGAACCATACTAAAACTTACTCGCAAAGGTAAGGATTTAGTCCACAAAATCACCCAACTACTCTATGACAACTGACATTGAAATAAGAACATGGGGTCAAGCTTTAGATTACGATCTCAAGCGAAACAAATCACATGGTCGAAACAAAAGCAGTTACAAAAACATTCTTTCACACTGCAACTACTTCACATCCTTATATGGACGTTCATATCCATGTAAAAGAATTACACAAGATGTAATGGATGATTTTATTGAAGAACTACAACGAGAAAGACACGTAACAGAGGCTACTTGCAATCGTTATATGGCTACGATCAAAGCAGTCCTCAACTTTGCACATTCAAAAAAGAAACTTCCACATTCTTATACTTTCACAAAATTTAAAGAAAATCCAGGAAGACCTGAATGGTACGACAAAGCTGTTATTGATGAATATGAAAAAATAGCTCGCAGTGATTATTTTTATAGAGATGATCTTGCAGATATTACTGTGTTTGGTGCTTATGTAGGTGCTAGGCAAGCAGAAATTCTAAACATCAAAGCTGTTGATATTGATATGAACTCCTATGAAGGTAGAGGTTCTATTTATATTGGTGGTCGTCCAGGATTTACAACTAAAAATGATGACTGGAGAGAAGTTCCCATGCATCCAAGGGTTCACCCAATAGTAAAAAGAAGACTAGAAAACGCTAAACAAAACTCACGTATTTTTGGCGATGAATGGTCTAACAAAGATGTACTCTTGCGTAACTTTAAAAAGGTGTTAAGTTTTATAGAACAGCCACCACAGATGAATTTTCATCACTTGCGACACTCCTTTGGAGTATGGCATGCGGAAGCTGGAACACCGATAAGAACCTTGATGGAACTTATGGGACATAAAACTATAGAAACCACACTAATGTATGCAAAAGTTTCTGACAAAGCCAGAGCAAATGCAATGGCAAATATCTAATCAAAACAAAGACTGATTAGGACTGATCCTAGTAAAAAAACAGACAATCAGTTTACGAAAAGCCTGAAAACAAGGCGTAAACAAGCACCCAAACTATTTGGAAAAGTACGGAGGGGGTGGGATTCGAACCCACGGTAGACTTTCACCTACGCTAGTTTTCAAGCCTGAGTTGAACTGATTGCCACATACGAAACAGTTATCTTTTAATACCTGATAGCCGTTGCGATTACTAGGATTTTGTTTCCTTTATGGATCTAAATGACTGCAAACCCTAGACTAGCGACACAAAATCATGCCTACACCATCACAAATTGATGAGCAAGTTCGGTTGGAAAGAAATCAAATAAAGCAGGGAATTGAACTACTTAAGAAAAACACAAAAAAGCTGGAGGATAAATCTTATTCTTCAGCTTCTATTTATGGAGTAACTTCAATTAGAGAGTTGCTACCTGTAGTTCGAGAACAGATTAGAAAAGGCAAGGACGTAATCCGCAGAGGACACAACGGCATAGCCTTTAAAGATGTATATAAATACATTAATGATCTTGATGACGGTTTATTAGCAGCTATTACATGCAAGATAGTTATCGACAAAGTTTTTAGCACTGTTGATAAAGCTAATTATCTAAGCAATATTTCTTCTTCTATTGGTAGTGCTGTAGAGGATGAATGCCATATAACATTTTATGAAAAGACAGTTCCAGGATTATTAGATTACATACAAAAAAACTACTGGCATAAAGCTTGTGGTACACATCAAAAAGTTGTTGTCTTAAGAACTCTTATGAATCGATACAATGTCGAGACATGGAAGAGATGGCCAGCAGCTGTGCGAATAAGACTTGGGACATGGTTATTAGATTGTCTTGTAGATTGTTCTGGTTGGTTTAAAAAAGAACGAACACACCAGGGTGGATCTAAATTTCCTAATGTCATATCACCTACAGATAAGTTCTTATCAATAAAAGAACAAATAATGCATGATGCTGAGATGTTTTCACCCTTAGCATATCCCATGTACATAGAACCAAACGATTGGACAAATGATAGAAAAGGTGGATATTTACTAAATGAGGTGATGCGTGGACATCACTTGGTACGACAAGGAGAGGTCGGAATAATACAGGGAGAGTTGCCACTTAGATTTTTAAATAAAATCCAAAAAGTTGGCTATCGTGTAAATCCCTTTATATATGATATAGCTCACGAGCTACAGCATAGAGGTATAGCAGTTGGAAAGTTTATACCAATTGTTGACATACCAATGCCTACTAAACCACTGGACATGGAAAATCCAGAACTTAAAAAAGCATATTGTAGAGAAGCAGCAGAGGCTCGTAATAAACAAGCACTTGTATTTAAGAAAAGCGTACGAACACGCAAGCAAATGGAAGCTGCTGCTTTATTTAAAGACAGAGATCGTTTCTATTTACCTTGGAATTTTGATTGGCGTGGGAGATGCTACCCTATCCCCGCTTACTTAACGCCTCAAGATACGGACTTTGGTAAATCACTCTTAATCTTTGCAGATGCGGCAAAACTGACAGATGAATCTAAAAAATGGATCATGTTTCAAGTTGCTACTACGTACGGTTTAGATAAGGCGACCATTCCAGAAAGACTGCAATGGGCAAAAGATAATTACTCGTTAATTACAAAAATAGCTACTGATCCAATAGGCAGCATCAGTGAATGGGAAGGTGTTGAAGAACCCTGGCAATTCCTTGCTGCATGTGATGAGATGTATCACTGCATTATTGAAAAAGATCGTCAGGAGACACGCCTGATGATTGCTATTGATGCAACTGCGTCTGGTATTCAGATTCTATCTGGATTAGCTAGAGATAAATCAGCTGCAATGTTGTGCAATGTAATACCTACAGATAAGCCTGTAGATGCATACAAGATTGTTGCTGAAGAATCAAAGCCTAATATACCTGTTATTTTGCATGAACATTGGGATCGAAAATGCACCAAGAGAACGGTGATGACTATTCCTTATAATGCTAAACCGTTTAGTAATAGAACATACATAAGAGATGCTCTAAAAGAAAAAGGTGTAGAGATAACGAAGGAAGATCTAACACAAACAGTTAAAGCTGTAAGGGATGCAATGGAACACGTTGTACCTGGACCAATGGCTGTGATGCGTTGGATAGAAAAGGAAATAGCTAAGACTATTAAACGAGGAGAGAAAGTGCAATGGGTAACTCCTTCAGGCTTTGTGGTTTCACAAAGATACATGAAGAAAGAAGTAATCGAAATAAAGATGAAATTATTAGGACGATGTGAAATAAGAGTAGCCACTGATGACACCAACAAAGTTGATTTAGCTGGTCACAAAAATGGTACAGCTCCTAATCTTATTCATTCATTAGATGCAAATACCCTGCACTTTACAGTTGATAAATTTGATAAACCGATAGCACTCATACATGACAGTGTTTTATGTAGAGCCACTGATATGACTGAGTTATCAAAGAAAGTTAGAAAAGTCTATATGCATTTATTTGCAGAGCATGACTACTTAAATGATTTTGCAGAAGCTATTAATGCAGAGTCTGAACCACCAATAATCGGGGACTTAGTTCCCTCAGAAGTAATTAATTCCACTTATTTTTTTTGTTAATGGCTAGAACAATTCACCTAACACCAGAACCAGTCACACTAACTGGATTCCAATCCATATTAAAACCAAGTAAATTTGGATATACATTAAAAGCAGTTGTAAACTCTGATATTGTTGATGCTTTAGAAAGAGAAAGAGAAGATTGCCTAAAATGGGCAGAATCAAAACTTAAAAATCCAAAAAGATCAGTGTTGAAACCTGAGCCTTGGGAAGAAGTAGAAAAAGGTAAATATCTTGTTAAATTTACTTGGAAAGATGATAAGAAACCACCTGTTGTAGATACAGAAGGTACTCCTATCACTAACACTGAAACACCTGTTTATGAAGGATCAAAAGTAAAACTAGGTTTTCATCAAAAACCATATGTAATGCGTGACGGCATGTCATACGGAACAAGTCTTAAATTGAACGGCATTCAAATCGTAAGTTTACAGTCTGGAGCGGGAGTTGATGTAGGAGACTTGAATGAAGAAGATGTTGCAGAATTATTTGGTAAAACAAAAGGATTTAAAACAGATGATCCAAATGTAACTCCAGATTTAACACCATCGTCAGTAGAAGTTGATCAGTATCAAGACGACTTTTAATGTTTAAATCAGGATTAGAGGAAAAAGTCTCTGATCTGCTTTGTAATTTAGGCGTAAAATATGATTATGAAAGTTTAAGTTTTCCTTATACGATTAAACACTTATATACGCCTGATTTTGTTTTAGATAACGGCATAATTTTAGAGACAAAAGGTTATTGGAAACCAGAGGATAGACGAAAGATAAAGCAAGTAGTAACTGAAAATCCAGATATTGATTTAAGAATGGTCTTTCAAGATCCATATAAAAAAATTAGTAAAAAGTCAAAAACTTCCTACGCAAAATGGTGTACTCGATACAACATCAAATGGTGTGCTTTCCATGCTATCCCCTTGGATTGGCTTAGATGACGGAGAGTGAATTCATAAGACATGACCCATGTTTAAATTGTGGTTCATCTGATGCACTTGCCGTGTACACAGATGGCCATACTTACTGTTTCAGTTGCACAACTAGAACTCCAGGAGATGGAGAACAAAACAAACTACCCATGCACACAAATGTACAATTCAAAGGAATACCTCAGACACTTAGAAGGCGGGGAATCAGTGAAAAAACCTGTGAAAAATATAAAATCTACAGGGACGACACACACTTACGCTTCCCTTATTACGACAGCTCTGGATGTCTTAAAGGTTTTAAAACCAGGGACAAACTAAAAAACTTTAAGTATGAGGGTGAAAAAACAGATACGCTTTTTGGTCAGCATCTTTTTCCAGCTTCTGGCAGAAGGATTATCATTTATGAAGGCGAACTTGATGCCGCTTCAGGTTGGGAAGCGATGGTTGGATGGCCACATGTATCGCTACCGAATGGCTGTGCGTCAGCCAAAAAAGCCATTCAAAAACAAATACCTTTACTACAAGGCTATGAGGAGATTGTCCTGTTCTTCGACAACGATGAACACGGACGAAATGCTACAAAACTTGCAGCGTCAGTCTTACCAACAGGTAAGGTTTCAATTGCAAGAATGGATAAATATAAGGATGCGTCAGATGCGTTACAGGCGAATGATAAGAATGCTATTAAACGTGCCATATATGATGCGAAGCCGTATCAACCGGACGGTATCGTTGATGGTAGATCGTTATTAGAAGCTGTTACAACTCCAATACCACCTTGCAATCACAAATACCCGTTCCCAGGATTGCAAGCCATGACTCATGGAATTAGGTATGGAGAGTTAACAACAATAACGGCTGGCACAGGCCAAGGTAAAAGTACATTTTGTAGACAGCTGGCAACTGAGTTATTAAATACAAAAGAGTCAGTAGGGTACATTGCATTAGAGGAATCTAACAGGCGAACAGCGTTAGGACTTATGTCTGTAGCTGTGGGTAAAGCCCTGCACCTTGGTGAGCATGAATACACCACCTTAAAAGATGCTTACGATAAAACTATAAAAAACTGGAATCTTTATTTATATGATCATTTCGGTAGTTTATCTAGCGAAGTTATCTATAACCGTATTGAATATATGGCACTAGGTTTAGACACTAAAATTATTTTCTTAGATCACCTGTCCATCCTACTTAGTGGATTAGATGGAGATGAGAGAAGAATGATAGATAAAACCATGACTGACTTGCGTAGCTTAGTTGAAAGAACAGGAATTAAATTATTTTTAGTTTCTCATTTAAGACGAGCACAAAATGATAAAGCCCATGAAGATGGGCAACGAGTTTCTATTGGACAACTACGTGGTTCTGCTTCGATCAGTCAACTTAGTGACACTGTATTAGCGTTAGAAAGAGACCAGCAATCAAACGATAACTTATCTACTTTACGAGTTTTAAAAAACAGATACTCAGGTGAAACCGGAGTAGCTGCACAACTTGTATATGACAAAACCACCTGTAAATTTAATGAAACGACAGACACTTCATTCAACCCTAGTACTGACTTTTAAATAATGTTGGTATTCGACTGCGAAACGAACGGATTGCTGCATGACGCTACCGAAATTCATTGCCTTGCAATATACGACACTGAACAAAATGAATATTTTGTTTTTAACAATCAGGGTTGTGATTGTTATCCAATTACAGAGGGATTACATCTACTAACAGATGCTGATCTAATTGTAGGACATAATATTGTAAATTTTGACTTACCTGTGTTGAGTAAGGTTTATCCTTTCTTTAAAACAAAAGCTCAAGTAGTAGACACGTTAATTCTATCTCGAATGTTTCATACAGACATGAGAGAAATAGATAACAGAAGAAACATAGACAGAATGCCTTTGCAATTGTATGGTCGCCATAGTTTAGAAAGTTATGGTTATCGTTTACAAGAATACAAAGGAGATTTTGGTAAGACTTCTGACTGGAAAGAATGGAGTCAAGAAATGCAAGATTACTGCGTTCAAGATGTAAAAGTTACCACCAAACTATGCAAACATTTTATTCCTTACCTGACTGGCTTACGTTAGAGCATCAAGTCGCACAGATTCTTACACAACAGGAACTACACGGATGGTATTTCAATATAAACGAGGCTAACGATTTAGAAACGAAGCTTTCTTCAGAATTTGAAATCATTGTTGAAAAACTACGAACAAAATATCCTTTTGTAGCTGGTTCTCTGTTTACACCTAAACGCAACAACACAACACAAGGATATGTGGAGGGTTGTGAAATACAACGTATAAAAGAACTTAATCCAACATCGAGGGATCACATAGCATGGATATTGAAGACACACGAGAACTGGAAACCGAAATCGTTAACGATCTCAGGGAAGGCGGTTATAGACGAGACCGTATTAAAAGATATTGGGTCGGAAACAGCCCTGTTGTTTCTGCAATGTCTAGATATTACCAAGAAATTGGGGATGATCTCGCAAGGCGTGAACGCATGGCAGAAGCTATGTACGATGTCTAATCGTATTCACCATCATTGTTCTGTGACTACTAACACTTTTAGAGCAAGCCATCGTAAACCAAATCTTGCCCAAGTTCCAGCTGATGAAGAATTTAGAAGATTGTTTACTGCTAGTCCAGGAAAAGTTATGGTTGGTGCTGACCTCTCAGGTATAGAGCTAAGAATGCTTGCTCATTATCTTGGTAGATATGACGGTGGAAGATATGCAGATATCCTTCTCAACGGAGATATCCATCAGGTTAATGCTGATAAAATAGGCATCTCAAGAAGACAAGTAAAGACTGTGACATATGCTTTTCTTTACGGAGCTGGCAACCTAAAACTAGGACTGTCATTTGATCCACAACTTTCTGAAAGCAAAGCAACTAAGAAAGGTAAAGAAATAAGAGCCGCATATATAGATGCAATTGATGGTTTAAGTAAATTATTAAAGGCTGTTAATGACAAATCCACACAAGGTTACCTTAAAGCTATTGATTCAAGAAAAGTCTTAGTAGACAGTCGGCACAAAGCATTGAATTATCTTTTGCAATGTGGTGCTGGTGTCATCGCTAAACGATGGATGGTTATAGCAAACGACAAGCTAACAAATACTCACACTAACCAACTTGCTTTCATACATGACGAGTTGCAATACGAATGTAATCCGCAATATACAGACGAGGTAAAGACTACACTTGAAAACTCAGCAGTTGAAGCTGGAGTTTATTACAAGTTGCGATGCCCAATTGCAGCCGAATCAAAATCAGGAGCTAATTGGAGCGAGGTCCACTAAGGAATGCAGTATATGTAAAGAACATAAAGTAATAACTGACTTCAAAATATGTAATACAACTCCGAAAAAAATACACTATAAACACTTTTGTAAAAGTTGCGATAACAAAATAAACAAAGAAAGAAGAGAAATAAGAAAAAATGCACCACCACAAACAGAACAATGTGAGTTATGTGGCAAGGTTTGTAAAACATATTTAGATCATTGCCACAACACTTTAGTTTTTAGAGGTTGGTTGTGTAATGAATGCAATACAGGTCTTGGATCATTTAAAGATAGTGCTGAACTTTTACAAAAAGCAATTATTTATTTAAAACCTAATGAAACTACTTATTGACTGTGACTACATAGTATATAAATGCTGTGCAGCTGCTGAGACAGAGCTTGATTTTGGTGATGACGTAATCTTAGTAACTTCACTTTTTAGTGATGCTTACAGATTAGTTAATAAAGAATTAGAGAAGATACAATCTCAGTTTCCATTCTCTGAAGACATTCTTTTGTTTTTTACAAGTCCTAATAATTTTAGGAAAAAAATTTTACCAGAATACAAGGGTCATAGAAATAGAAAAAAGCCATGTGGCTTTAAAAGAGTGATAAATCAGCTCAAAAATGATTATCAGGTAATCGTAAAACCAACGTTGGAGGCTGATGACAGTCTTGGCATCTACGCAACTAAGTATGAAGGCAACATGATTGTGTCTCCAGACAAAGACATGCGACAGATACCAGGTAAGTTATATGACTTCAACGAAACGGTAGACATTACACCAGAAGAGGGAGCCAAGTGGCATCTTACACAAACTCTCTCTGGTGATAACACAGATGGATATTCTGGTGTCCCAGGAATAGGACAGAAACGTGCTCAAAAAATATTTAAAGAGAAAGGTTATACCTGGCAAGCAGTAGTAGAAACTTTTGAAGAAAAAGGAATGACAGAACAAGATGCGCTTATCAATGCTCGTCTTGCACGAATTCTCACAACTAACGATTATGACCATGAAACCAAAAAGCCGATCCTTTGGACTCCCAGACCCAATTACAGAGTTGACGACTCAACAAGACTTGAAGTTGCGACAGCTTGAAATTCTTCTTGAAAAACAAGAAACAAAAAAAGAAGACATCATCACATTATTTATAGCTCTACAAGAGCAAAATTATGTCTTATCAAATTGTTTACAAAACCTAATTGAAAAATGGCCGAAACCACCAACGGATATGGACCCTCTTACTACAGAAGAGGCACTGTCGATGTTTGGGATTTCATCCGAATGCAAGGATTGAGTTTCCATTTAGGCAATGTCATTAAATATGTATGCAGAGCAGGGTACAAAGACAACGATATACAAGATTTAAAAAAAGCAATCCACTACCTACAAAATGAAATCGAATTTAGAACCGAACACGATAGCCAGAACTGGGAGAGTACAGCAATGGATAGATAATCCTAACTCTCGTCTACCCGTATCCTGCACAGTTTTTGTTGTTGAAGACTCAATGGAGGGTCCAGATGGAATCGAAAAATCATGGAGATTTGTATCGCACGCTCTCAGATATGGAGCGGGTGTCGCAGTCCACTTGTCAAAATTACGACCAGCGGGAACGACAACTGATAAAGGAGTTGACACGCTTACTGCAAGCGGTCCAGTCTCCTTCGCAAAAATTTACTCAGCATTAAATGAAACATTACGCAGAGGTGGAGTTCAAAAAAATGGAGCGGTGGTTATTCATCTTGATATTACACATTCCGATATTCTTGATTTCGTGCAGTGTCCGCGACAAGAACTACCGTGGGTTAAAAGATGTATTGACCTCACCCCAGAACAATGGGCTGATACAGAACCTGAAACAAAAGAAGCAATCCTTAGAGGCATTGCAAAAGGGGACATTTGGCTTAACAAAATAAAATATGAAAATGGGAAACGGATCTACTCAAACGTCTGTCTTGAAGTTTACTTGCCCTCACGGGGAACTTGCTTGTTACAGCACATCAATCTCGGTGCATGTCGTATCGGGGACTTACGACAGAGTTTCCGTGAAGGTATGCAATCTCTGTGCGATCTCCATAGTCGGACAGGCGTTGGAGAATCTGGAGAGTACCTTTCGCCAGATGTCGATAGACAAGTCGGACTCGGAATGCTCGGTCTGGCCAACTTCCTCAAAAACAATAATATAACTTACGCTCAGTTTGGTGAAGCATTAGAAGCCATAAACAATGGAAACATAACTGATACACTAGCTGGGTTTGCTGCAAGAGAATTATATATAGGTATTGAGGAAGCTGCTAATGCAGCAAGACAACACAACATGGTGCGGGCATTTGCCATAGCCCCAACAGCATCATGTTCATATAGAAGTAGAGACTTAAAAGGTTATACGTGCACTCCTGAAATAGCTCCTCCTATTGGTAGAACAGTAGATAGAGACTCAGGAACACTAGGAGTGGAAAGATTTGAATATGGCAACGTAGAGATAGCCAGCGAGGTAGGCTGGGATGTTTATAAAAAAGTAGCAGATCAAATAATGATCATGCTAGATAGAACTGGATTGCTTCATGGCTATAGCTTCAATTCTTGGAGCGACATGGTGACTTACGATGAGGCATTTGTAGACGAGTGGCTAAAAAGTCCACAAACGTCTCTTTATTATGCATTACAAGTAATGGAAAACACTCAAGATAAATCTGATGCTTATGCAGCATTAGATCAATCTGATGTTGACGATTATTTGGCAGACATAATGAGTAACAAACCTGATGATATAGCTTGTGACTGTCAACAATGAACCCCTACGAAAAATTATTAAAAAGAAAAAGAACATGGACACCGGTCCAAACCACTAAAGGAAAATTTAAATATGGAGCAGAGGAAACCATCTACCGTGCTCTTGCAATACGCCATATGGAATTACCAGTTGGCGACTTTATACAAGACTCTCTCTCAGAGATTCCTAAATTATCTAGAGAACTCTTAGAGTCAAACATAAAAGATGAGATAAAACATGACATAGCTCTTGGCTACATTACTAATGCACATGGAGTTGATGAGATTGCAGAGGCAGAAGCATTGTTATTAAGAGATGCGTGGATGTCTCATCCTGACCACACAGTATTAAAAGCAATGATTATTGAAAGATCAATATTCTTTGTTTTATTACCATTCTTTAGATTTAATGGAGACGCTGGTTTAGCCACAGTCTCTGCTGATATATCCAGAGATGAGCAAGTACATGTGGCAAGCAATAGTTTGGTATGTGCAGAGCTTGGTTTAAAACCTAGTCCTTCATTAGACAAACTTAGAAAAGCAACAATAAATTGGATCATGCAGCCACTAGCTATGCAGCATGAAGATCAATATTTGAGCAAAAAATTTTGGCTTGATTGTAGTGATCGCCTTATGTATGAAGGTAAAGCACCTCAATTAAGCACCACCAAGGCAGCAAGAATGCCATCATTTTTTGAACATGACAACAGAAATCTCCCTCAGTACGCTTAAGTTACATAACGAAAGACTCGATAAGTTACTTAAAAAACTAGAGCAAAACTTCGGTTGGAAACCGATCCATCCAAAAGAAGACGTACAGACCATCATGTACAGAGCTGGCCAAGCCAGCGTTATTGAATATATAAAATCCATAATGGAGGACGAAATCTAATGTGTGCACCGGTTTTACCATTACTAACTACTTTAGCTGCTGTAGGATCAGCAGCAGCTTCGTTAGGAGTATTTGGAGGTAGGAGACCACCTACACCAAAAGTCACACCACCCCCTGCGACTAAAGGCCCAGGCCCAGCTGCTCAAGCTGCGGGTGATGATGTAAGAACTAAAAAAGTAGATGAATCAGTTAAGATTCAACAAAACGCAAAACAGAAAAGAGATAAGCAAACTGTTAAAAAAGGTCTAGCTGCTTTAGGAGCAGCACCAGCTATTAATACAGGTGTAGATAGTACGCCAGCTGGAGGTATAAATACAGGCACATGATAACAGCAAGACAAAGATACACTCAACTGACTCATGATCGAACACAGTTCCTAGATACAGCAGTTGATTGTAGTGAACTTACCTTGCCTTATCTTATTAAAGACGAAACAGATGGACCAAATCATAAAAGGTTGATTACACCTTGGCAAAGCGTGGGAGCCTCTGCGGTTGTAAATTTAGCAGCAAAACTTTCCTTAGCAATTTTACCTCCCCAAACTAGTTTCTTTAAATTACAAATTAGAGATGATAAGTTAGGGGTTGATTTGCCAGCAGAAGTTAGAAGTGAATTAGATCTTTCCTTTGCAAAAATGGAAAGAATGATTATGGATTATATCAATGCTTCTACTGATAGGGTTGTTTTAAACCAAGCTTTAAAGCATTTGATAGTGTCTGGAAACGCATTAATATTTATGGGCAAAGAAGGTCTTAAACATTATCCTCTTAACCGCTTCGTAGTTAATAGAGACGGAAACGGGAACGTGTTAGAGATCCTCACAAAGGAACTGATTAGTCGTCAGGTTCTTCCAGAAGACTTAGAAGAACCCAAACAACCTAATACAGGTATAGACGAGACGAAGTCTAACGATGATGATGTAGAAGTATTTACTTATGTTCGTTTAGAAAATGGTAGATGGGTTTGGCATCAAGAAGTATTTGACAAAATTATAGAAGGTAGTAGAAGTAGTGCACCGAAGAATGCCAACGCATGGCTTGTATGCCGCTTCAATTCTGTGGATGGAGAAGATTATGGTCGTGGCAGAGTAGAGGAGTTCCTTGGCGATTTTAAATCTTTAGAGTGTTTATCTCAAGCACTTACGGAAGGCAGCTCGGCGGCTGCGAAGGTCGTCTTTCTAGTCAGTCCCTCTTCAACTACGAAGCCAAAAACCCTTGCAGAGGCTGGAAATGGAGCTATCGTGCAGGGCAGGGCAGAAGATGTACAAGTCGTCCAAGTGGGCAAGACAGCAGATTTCCGCACTGCATCTGAAATGATTTCTAATTTAGAAAGAAGAATAAATGAAGCTTTCTTAAAAGTACAGATACGACAAAGTGAGAGAACTACAGCTGAAGAGGTACGCCTTACACAGTTAGAGTTAGAAAAGCAATTGGGCGGAATATTCAGCCAGCTAAGTGATGAGTTCCTCAGACCATATCTCTCTAGAACTTTACATATACTTCAAAGAAATAATGAAATTCCTAAAATTCCTAAAGATCTAATACGTCCGCAAATAGTTGCTGGTGTTAATGCTTTAGGTAGAGGACAGGATCGAGATAGCTTAACTCAATTCGTTACAGTATTGGCTCAAACAATGGGACCAGAAGCTTTAATGAAGTTTATAGAACCAAGCGAATATATAAAACGTCTTGCAGCTGCACAAGGAATAGACGTACTAAATCTTGTTAAGACTAATGAACAGTTACAACAAGAAATGCAGCAACAACAACAAATGATGCAGCAACAGGAAATGACTAAACAAATGGGTCAACTTGCTAGTGCTCCAATAATGGATCCAAGTAAGAATCCACAAATGTTAGAAGAACCTGAAGCTACAGAAGAAGAACCACCAATGGAAGAATAAAAATGGCAGAAACTTTAACAGTTAATGATACTCCTGATGCTGAAGGTCTGACTCCTGAAGAACAAGACTCTCTACAAGTCGGAGAAGAGCTGACCGAAAAGCAAGGTGAACTACTTGCTGGTAAATATAAAAATGCTGAAGATTTAGAAAATGCTTATTTAGAGCTACAAAAAAAATTAGGAGAAAATGAAGATGTACAAGAAAAAGGGCAAGAAGCCACCGAAGAAGTAGAGCCAGAAGAACCTACTGAACTTGAAATGTATCATGATGACGGAAAAGTTAATTATGATTCTGTCAAAGAACATTACGGTGAAACTCTAAGCAATTTATTCAAAGAAAAAGACGTAGATCCTTACAGTATTGCTAAACATTTCTATGAAAATAATGGTCAAATAACTCAAGAAATGCATGATCAATTAACTGGAGCTGGAATTGCTAAAGATGCTGTAGATGCATATTTGGCGGGTAGAGCAAAAGAGATGGGGATGAATTCACAAGTCTCACAAAATGATATAAATTCAATTTATCAATCAGTAGGTGGCGAAAAAAAATATAAATCTTTAATGTCATGGGCTAGTCAAAATTTATCGCAGGACACTATTAATTCATTCGATAATTTAGTCAATACTGGTAGTCCAGAATCAATACAATTAGCTGTTGATGGATTGCAAGCAAAGTATAACGATGTAAATGGATACGAAGGAAGAATGTTACAAGGTAAACCCTCTAAGACAAATACAGATGTATTTCAAAGTCAAGCTCAATTAATAGAAGCTATGAGTGATAAACGATATGACCGTGACCCTGCATATCGAAAAGCAGTGATAGATAAACTCGAAAGATCTGATATTGATTTCTAATGAAAAAAGAAAAACAAAAAGTTTTAGGAAAAATTAAAAGAACCCTTACAAATAAAAAAAATAAATCACCAGTTTCAAGATTCTTAAGAGCTGCTGATAAACGAAACAAAGCAATACAAGATGCTTTCGGAGGTAATTTTTAATGGAGTACACAACACTTAGAGAACCACCAAAACCACCAACAAGAAAACCAAAAGCTACAGTTAAATGCCCATCTGGATTTTACTTTGATAAGAAAAAAGGTAGATGTGTACAAGCTGGCGTAGGACCTGAATTTAAACCATAGAACAATGACAAACCACAACCACGAATATGACTCATGGCATGTAGCTGAAGAGTTAAATGGCCGTCTTGCCATGATAGGTGTAATAGCTGCTATTGGAGCATACGTTTTTACAGGACAAATAATTCCAGGAATTTTATAAATGCCTTATTCAAAGTATTCAGCAAAACAAAAAGGATTAGCTTCTCTAGCTGGTAACAAGAAAAAAATCGGTTCAGACGATTTAGCAAAACTTAGATCAATGAAGTCTAATGGCAAAAAACGTAAGCCTAAAAATAGGAAAGCATAAGAGTAGAAAAGGCGGTTTAACAAAAGCCGGTAGAGAAAAAATTAACCGTGAAACCGGATCTAACCTCAAGGCTCCACAGCCTGGAGGTGGTCCACGAAAGAAATCTTACTGTGCAAGAAGTGCAGGGCAAATGAAAAAATTTCCAAAGGCTGCTAAAGATCCAAACAGCAGACTGAGAAAAGCAAGAAGAAGGTGGAAATGCTAATGGCACACAAATCAAAAGGTTCCTGTAAAAAAGGAATGAAGAAAGGAGGAAAAAAGTATGGTCGCTAAACGTGGACTTTATGCAAACATTCATGCAAAGAGAAAAAGAATTAAAGCTGGATCAGGAGAAAAAATGAGAAAGCCTGGTACAGCTGGAGCACCTACTGCTGCAAACTTTAAGAGAGCAGCTAAAACTGCAAAAAAAAGAAAGAAATAGACATGACAGAAAATGTAAGACACTGGCAGTCAACAACTACAGGAAGAAAAAATATTCCAATAGTTGAAGAAAAACCAGTAAAAAAAACTAAAAAAAAATAATCTAGTTGCTCCTACAAGAGGTCAGCCCTAGCTGGTAGGAGCACTACAACCTCATTTCATTTACATATATTTTTTATTACACATGGCTGCAATCTCATTACAAAGAGAAACAACCAATAAGTGGCAAGAGTTATGTAAGTGGGTTACAAGTACAGACAACAGACTATATGTTGGTTGGTTTGGTGTGCTTATGATCCCTGCATTACTTACAGCTGCAACCTGTTTTATTATCGCCTTTATAGCTGCTCCTCCTGTTGATATAGATGGGATTCGTGAACCAGTTTCTGGCTCATTACTCTATGGAAACAACATCATCTCAGGAGCAATTGTTCCGTCTTCAAACGCAATCGGTTTACACTTCTATCCAATCTGGGAAGCGGGAAACCTCGAAGAATGGTTATACAACGGTGGACCCTACCAGCTCATCGTATTTCACTTCCTTGTCGGTATCTCAGCTTACATGGGACGACAATGGGAACTTAGTTACAGATTAGGCATGAGACCCTGGATAGCAGTAGCTTATTCTGCACCAGTCTCAGCAGCATTTGCTGTATTTCTTGTTTACCCTTTTGGTCAGGGGAGTTTTAGCGATGGTATGCCTCTTGGTATTTCTGGCACTTTTAACTTTATGTTTGTATTTCAGGCAGAACATAATATCCTTATGCATCCTTTCCACATGCTCGGTGTTATTGGCGTATTCGGTGGTGCTCTTGCCGCTGCTATGCACGGAAGCTTGGTTACATCTTCTCTCATTAAAGAGACGACTGCATTGCAATCTCAAAACTATGGTTATAAGTTTGGACAGGAAGAAGAGACATATAACATCGTTGCGGCTCACGGCTACTTCGGACGTTTACTTTTCCAATATGCAAGTTTTAACAATTCTCGCTCTCTACACTTCTTTCTGGCTGTTCTCCCCGTGGTTGGCATATGGCTTACCTCTATGGGCATAGCTACTATGGCATTCAACTTAAATGGTTTTAACTTTAACCAGTCAGTTGTTGACGCTAACGGTAAAGTCATTCCCACATGGGCTGACGTAGTTAACAGACAAAACTTAGGTTTTGAAGTTATGCATGAGCGTAACGCACATAATTTCCCTCTTGACCTTGCATAGATTTACATTAATTTTAACCTTAATTACAAATCTATTTATTATTGCTGGTGTTACTAGACACTGGCATCCTCGTCCGTTCATCCCTAATAGGGACGCATGTAATCAGATCATGGAACGGGGATCTGATACTGAGGTTAATTATGTCTCCAGTAGAATTACAAGCTCGAATTAAAGAGCAAAAACAATTTCAAAGAGAAATGAAACTTAAGTATCGTGGCTGCACATACAAAAAAGTAAGCAGTTAAATTGAAGTGAAATTTAATCAATTATGGGCTGTAACCATTTCGGTTATAGCTCTTTTTTGTTTTATAGAAGGTTTACACGTTCTATATCACATAAGGGAAGAGACACCTCAGAGTCGGATCTCTTCTCAATTTGGCTTTTGACCCTTACGAGGATACTCATCAGCCGTCATGACGGTGGGATAGACCACACAATAAAAAGAGTCGCATAAGACTCGCAACTTTTCGTACGACAAGACAAGTAAATATACCTTTAATTTTAACTAAAAAATGGCTAATGCTAATCAAGTTTCTTTAGGTAGAAGTAATCTATCTACAGGAACAGGTTATGGTGGTGCAAACGATAAGTATGCACTTTATTTAAAGCTGTTCTCTGGTAATTAATTTTGCCCACATAAGAAGTGATTCCTATGAATGAATCGGATGAATTGCTGGAAGCCTAAGTCGCAAGATATGGTAATCAGCAGCCAAGCCTCTTACGCTTAAGAGGAAGGTTCAGAGACTACATGGAGTTCTAAGCGTAGAACGTAATACATGAAAAGCGTCCGACTACTTACTAAGTAGAAGATATAGTCCGTGCCTTATTGAAAGATAAGGAAGACATGGAAATGTTTAAAGGTTTCCAGCATGAAACAATTGCTAGAGATCTTGTAACTAAGAGAACACTTACGAACGGCAAATCATTGCAGTTCATCTACACAGGGCGCATGAGCAGTTCCTTCCACCAACCAGGAACCCCTATATTAGGGAATAGTGACAAGGCTCCTCCAGTTGCAGAAAAGACCATCGTAATGGATGATCTACTAATTAGTTCTGCATTTGTTTATGACCTAGACGAGACACTTGCTCACTATGAATTAAGAGGAGAAATATCTAGAAAGATCGGATATGCTCTTGCTGAAAAATATGACAGATTAATCTTCCGTTCAATTACACGAGGAGCTAGATCTGCATCTCCAGTTTCTGCTACAAACTTTGCAGAGCCTGGTGGAACACAAATCAGAGTTGGATCTACAACTAACGATTCTGATGCTTATAACGCTACAAACCTAATAAACGCATTCTACGATGCAGCTGCTGCTCTTGACGAAAAAGGGGTGAGTTCTGACTCGAGATGTGCGGTATTAAACCCTCGCCAATATTATTCCCTCATACAGAACATCGGTTCTAACGGGCTAGTAAATAGAGACGTTCAGGGTGATGCACTACAAGGTGGAAAAGGCGTTATCGAAATCGCTGGAATCCACATCTACAAATCTATGAATATTCCATTCTTAGGTAAGTATGGTGTTGCTTACGGTGGTACAACAGGTGAGGTTTCTCCTGGAAATCTTGGTGACCACATTGGTCCTACACCTGAAGATGCTAACGCTACTGGTGGTGTTAACAACGACTACGGTACTAACACAGAGTTAGGATCAAAATCTTGCGGTCTGATTTTTCAGAAAGAGGCTGCTGGGGTGGTCGAGGCTATTGGACCCCAAGTGCAAGTTACCAATGGAGATGTCTCGGTGATCTACCAAGGTGATGTACTACTCGGACGCATGGCTATGGGGGCAGATTACCTCAACCCTGCTGCCGCTGTTGAATTGTACGTTGGTGCTTCTGCTCCTTCTGCATTCTAATTTTTATATTTTTACGGGGTCTTCGGACCCCCTTTTTTTTTATTTGTTAATATGACAACTCCCACAACAATAAATGACGAGACCGAACTCTCCGCTGTAAACACAATACTGGGAGTTCTTGGTCAAAACCCTGTGACAACTTTAGAATCAAGTACCGGTTTTACAGATCCACAGACTGCAATAATACACAATATTTTAAAAGAGTGTAATAGTGATGTTCAAAATGAGGGGTGGAGTTTTAACAGAGAAAATCATGTTAAGTTTACTCCAGATCCAACTACGAAACAAATAATTATTCCTACAAATGTATTACGAATAGATTCAGAAAATCCAGAAGATAAATCATTTAATCTTATTAGAAGACATGGAAAACTGTATGACAAAGTAAATCATACTTTTGAATTTGAAGATGATATTTCATGTAATGTGGTGTATTTCTTTGAATATGAAGATATACCTTCAATATTTAGAAGACTAATAACATATAGAGCAGCTGGTAGAGCAGCAGCTCAACTAGTTACAAATTCACAACTAGCACAATTTATCCAAATACAAGAACAGTTAGCTAGAGCATCATGTATGGAATATGAGTGTAACCAAGGCGATTACAACATGCTTGGTTTTCCTGATAATACACATTATTCCACATATAAACCATACAAAGGATTACAAAGATAATGACAGCTGTTACACAACAAATACCAAATTTAATTTTAGGAATTTCAGAGCAACCAGATGAATTAAAAATTCCTGGACAAGTAGTAGAGTGCGCTGATTTTTTACCAGATGTTACAGAGGGTTTAAAAAAAAGACCAGGAAGTAGATTAATAAAAAAAATAAATGTAAATGGAGGAGTCATAAAATGGTTTAATATTTACAACGATAAAGATAATCAATATATAGGATGCATTAACACATTAGGCCAACTACAAATATGGAGAACTAGAGATGGATTTTCTTACCACGATAATAATGGTCAAGGAAATAATTTAATTGATTATACACAAGTAACAGGAGTCAACTCATCTAACTATCTTACTGGTTGGACTAAGGAATCTGACATACAAGCACTCACACTAAACGAACAAACATTTCTTACTAATAGAACAAAAACTACTAGTATGAAACCAGTAAGAGATTCAAATAATGTTCTTACAGGGTTTGGTTCTCCAGAGTTAGTTAATGAAGCAATAGTTGAAATTAGAACTATTTCTTTTGGAAAACAATATGCATTAAATATTTATGATCCAAGTAATCCTGGTGCTCCACTAGTTGAAAAGCGAGCTACAGCTATTGCTCATACGTCAGTTTTTACTGACACAAATGGAGCAAATGATGGATCATGTCAAGCACAAGGTAGGCAAATAATACACAATGCTGACAATGTAAATCCTACTCCTCATCCTGGAAATAATTTAAGGTACGAAGTAGATGTTAGATGTGTACCTGTTGTTGATCCAAATAATTTAGGAGGTAGTTCCTCTGGTCCTGAATATAATGATTCTTATACACCATATGCCAAGTTGCAGTTTGGTGGAGAAGGTTGGGATACTGGGGCTGTACATGATTACACCACTAAAAAAGGCGGTTCTGGACGAATAGAAGTTACAGCTCATGTAGAGATGAGAAGTTCAGCTAACATTGCAGCAGTACGTCCACCAGCCACATCTTCTACTGCTGACGAAGCGGTTACAGCAGCTGGAATACTTGGTGGAATGAAAACTGCATTAGATGCAATTGCTAATACTGGTATAACTGCAACTATAACTGGAAACTGTTTACATTTAAAAAGGGCAACACCTTTTGCAGTCAGCACACCAGAGCCACAATTAATGAATGTAATAACTAATGATGCAAATGATATTACAGAATTACCTAGTAACTGTAGACATAATTATGTAGTAAGAATAGTTAATAGTGGTGATAGTGATGATGATTTCTATGTGAAATTTAAACAAGCTAATGCTGGCACAAGCGGTGATTTTTTTGGTGAGGGTGTATGGGAAGAATGTCCAGCCCCAAGCATAGAAATAGAAATCGACAAAACTACTATGCCTGTAAGAATAGTTCGTGAGTTGCCAGGAAATGTATATCCAGAAGGAAGGTTTTTAGTACAAGAAGTTGATTTTACTAAACGTGATGTAGGTGATGATAATACAAACCCAGTTCCTAGTTTCATAGGAAGTAATATCGAAAAAATGTTGTTTTTTAGAAATAGGTTAGTTGTATTAAGCAAAGGAAATGCAATTTTGTCTAAAACTAACGATTTTTTTAATTTCTTTAGTAGTACAGCTATGTCTGAATCAACAGCTGATCCAATAGATATACAAGCTAGTGCAACTTTTCCTACAACTTTGTTTGATGGTATAGAGGTAAATGCAGGGTTATTACTATTTAGTCCTAATCAACAATTTATGTTAACTACAGATAGTGATGCTTTAACACCTTCAACAGCAAAAATAAATTATCTTTGCTCTTACAACTATGATCCTTCAACTTCACCTTTTTCTTTAGGACAAACCATTGCTTTTATAAATAGGTCAGGATCACAAACAAGAGTATTTGAAATGACAAATATTAGGCGTGAAGGTGAGCCTACAGTTTTAGAACAAAGTAAACTTATTGCTAGTCAATTAACAGATACTTTTTTTCTGCCAACAATATCAAAAGAAAATCAATTATATTTTTTAGGTGGAAAGACTAATGCCGTATATGGTTTTAAATATTTTAGTGATGGAGAAAAAAGAGTACAATCAGCTTGGTTTAAATGGTTTATAAATGGTTTTTTAGAACACCATGCAATGTTTACGGATGTTTATTATCAGGTAGTTAAAAGTCGTGATACAGGGTTTTTTGATACTGATGATTATCCACATTTTCAAGTTGAATATACATTAGAAGAATTTGATATAAAAACTCGTGAAGATACACTTTTGTCAAATACTGGACCTACAGATGCAGATAAAGTTAGAGGTAATAACTTTCCTATTCATTTAGATAGACATAGTGTTATCACTACATTACCTATTACTGCTTACGATGAAGTAACTAAC